TGTTAAAATGTACAGGAAAGAGGTATCGCTATGCTTCGTAAAGTAAAACTGTATGGCAAACTAGCTAAATTTGTAGGCCATAAAGAATTTGAGGTAGAAGTTAATAGTGTTGGACAGGCTGTAAGTTTTTTACTTAATAACTTTCCACAATTAGAAAAGTATATAAGTCCTAAATATTATCAAGTAAAAGTTGGTAATTATGATATTGATAAAGATGAAATACATTACCCTGTGGGTAAAGAAGATATACATTTTGTACCAGCTATAACGGGTGCAGGTAGAGGGTTTGGGAAAATATTATTAGGTGCTGCATTAATAGGTGCTGCATTTTTTGTTCCTCAAGCATTAGGAATGAAAGGATTGGCTTTTGGAGCAAAAGGTTTTGGGTTTGCAAAAGCAGGTGCATTAGCTAAAGGCTTGGTGTATGTCGGTGCTTCTTTAGCTTTACAAGGAGTTTCTGACTTACTGTTCCCTTTACCACAACCGCAAGACTTTAATTCAGAAGAAGATCCACGGTTATCTTTTAGTTTTAGTGGGCTTCAAAATACATCTAGAGCAGGTACTCCCGTTCCAATAGTTTATGGTGAAATAGTTACAGGAAGTGTTGTAATAAGTGCAGGTATTGATACTAATCAGGTGGAAGCATGACTAAAAATCCTAAGATTATCAGAGGTGCTGGTGGCCCTCCTCCTCCCCGAAAACCATTTCGTGCCCCAGATACATTACATAGTAGACAATTCGCTACTGTTCAGGATTTAATTTCTGAAGGTGAGATTGAAGGTTTTGCCTCTCCTTCAAAAGCAGGAATTACTGATAGAGAATCTGCTGCTTATAACAACGCTGCATTAAAGGATGTTTTTCTAAATGATACTCCAATTTTAAATCAAGCTGCCGATAATACTAATCCTAGCAGTAGTGATTTTAATTTTCAGGATGTTACTTTCAAAGCCAGATTTGGTTTGGGTACTCAATCTATAATGAGAGGCATACCAAATAAACCCCGTAGGCCGATTGCTGTAAGCACAGCAGATGTTCTTCAGTCAGGTAATGGTGTAGTTAAACAACTTACTGACTCTAGTATTGATGCTGTAATAGTTACCCTAACTTGGGCACAGATTCAAAAATCGGAAGATAACGGAGACATACATGGATCTACTGTCCAATATAAAATTTCTGTTCAACCTAGTGGTGGTGCTTATGAAGAAAGAGTTAATACATCTGTAAAAGGTAGAACTGCTGATTCTTATTCAAGAGATCATAGAATTGATTTAGATGGTCTTGCTTTTCCTGTTAATGTAAAAGTTGAAAGAGTGACTCCTGATGCCAGTGCTGCTGGCTTTTTAAGAGATGAATTTAAATTTTCTTTTATACAGGAAGTTATAGAAACTACTAAC